AACATGGACTCTATTCGATTCTATGATTGCTTTTCTTTCTTTCGTTGTAGGAGCATTAGCCGTAATGGTTGGATATAACATTTTTGGGTTAAAAAACGACCTTAAAAATGAAATAGAAGAAAAATTACAGGACATAAGTGACCATCATGTAATTCATACAGCAAAAACTATGATGTATATAGAGATACGCCTGCTACACATGGCTATGAAATTAAAAAATATAGCAGATATAAGGCAATCTATTTACATGATGCTTGAGACCACTGAAAAGACTAAAGATAAGGAAGATATAGATTATGTTATTAATCAGTTGAAAGAACTTAAAACACGATATGGATATACACTGTTTGACGATGCATTCACAAGGAAACTAAAGATTAAACTCGGAAGGATTGGCACTTTCTCTGATAGCGCGCTTCTCTTCCTTCAAGATCTTGAAGTATGATTCTTTTGCATTATCAATAAGCCTGTTTGATTCTTTAAATGGATCCTTACAGATTGTTTTGTTTGGCGTATGAGATGACTCTTCTATTTGCATTCTCATTGATTCAAATAGAAAAGGATTGATTATTACCATAACTATAAAAGTAAAGCGACCAACTCCAAAGTTGCGGTTTGAAGTTAAGTCGCCTATATAGTCCCTTACGGGAATAGTTAAACAAATTAGTTGAAATCATCCGCAACTTGATTCCGACACAAATATACACAAAATTGTTTATATGAAAACAGAAGGTGAAAGAATTTCTGATATTATTTCTCATTTCTGCGAATCAAAAGCTGATTTTGCAAGAAAAATGGAAGAAAGCCCACAAACAATAAGTAATTGGGTATCTCGTGGTGCTGGTAAAAATGTACTCAACAAAATTTTATCAAAATTCCCAGATGTAAATGCAAACTGGCTTCTTACTGGTGAAGGAGAGATGTTGTCTCGTAAAGAAAATAACGAGAATATTGTAATGGAGCCAATTTTGGAATATGGTACTGAACAACCTAAAATCAACTATACAACAGGCGTTCCCTATTATAATGTAGATTTTATAGGTGGTTTTGACCTGATTCTAAACGACCAAACTATAAATCCGGAATATATGATAGATTTTCAAAAATACAATAATGCGGATTGCTGGTGCAATGTTACAGGTCATTCTATGGAACCGGAAATCAATCACGGAGATATAATAGCATTAAAGAAAATAGAAGATAAATCATTTCTTCCACTTGGAGAAGTGTATGCCATCGTTACAACAAACGATATGCGCACTATAAAAAGATTGGGAGCTGGGAAAACTGACGATTCATATACGCTCATCCCATCCAATAAATCACCAGAGTATTCCCCACAACAACTTCCAGCAAGAATGATTAGAACTATATTTCAAGTATTGGGAGCTGTAAAGAGATTTTAGAAACTAAATATATTAAGATTATGAAGAAGATTTTATTTTTGCTTGGACTACTAGTAAGCCATATTACATCCTTCGCCTTTAACACTAGTACCAACTTTGGCTTTAATCAACAAAAGACAGAAGAAGAATACCAACAGTATGTAGGAAAATGCTTTACGGTGCGCCCCGCATATGGGCAATTAGAAACATGGGATAAATCTGGATTTAAATTTAATGAATCTTACATTGGCAAGACTTACACTATATCAAAAGTCACAGTTAAAAATATAACTCTTAACGACAAGCCTAATAAAGAAATTTCTATCATTGCTATCGAAAACGGGTCTAAAAGAAAGATTAAATTTAAAGGGTATGAAGAAGTTTCCGTAAAAGTTAGTATATGGAGCGGAGTTAAACAATGGCCACTCATTTCGTATATGCCCATTGTTTTCACTGAACCTTTTGAGGAATACAAACAACTTCATATGGGAAAAATAATACAACACGATATGGTCAAAGATCAATATGAAATTATTGATCTATTTATAGGAAAGGGAGTTGGTAAAGATTATGCGACAGCAGAAATAAATGTAAAAGTTAAAAATAAACGAACTGGGGAAATTATAGAATGTCCGTATTCAATGGTTAAAACTACGCCTTTTCAAAAGGCACTCAAAGGAAGCTATAAGACAGCTTTATTGAAAGTTGAAAAGCCAGAAAAAGCAACAAATCGATATGGTAACACAAAAATCATACAAGACAATGGGATTGATAAATATTCATATAACGACAGCATAATAGACATTGTAATTTTTGGTACTTCAGAGCAATTTAACTTTATGCTAAAAAATGTATCCGATCATTCTCTTAAAATCATTTGGAATGAAGCAGCATTTGTAGGATTAGATGGTTTATCCTCAAAAATTATGCATGTTGGAACAAAATTCTCCGAACGAGAAGGAGACCAACCAGCTACCACAATCATAAAAGGTGCCAAAATTGAAGATTTAGCAACCCCGACATCTAATGTTTATTATGACGATGGTATAAAAAT